TGCATCTAGCTTGGCTGGACAGGCTATGGTACAGGCTGCTATGGAGTCTGCGCTACCTATAGCTTCAGCAGATGCCTCTACTTTTGCTCAGTTTGAATCTAAAAATCTAAGTAATAGACAGGCTCGTGCTATGTTAGCTGCTGAACAAAGAGCTAAGTTTATGGGTCAAAAGTTTGATCAAGACTTTAAAGCTAAAGTAATGAACGCAAGTAAGGTTAGTGACATAGCTAACATGAACTTCACAGCACAACAACAAGTCATGTTAGAGAATAGCAAAATTGCTAATACAATGAACTTACAAAATCTAAGTAATAAGCAAGCTGTCATTATGGCAGAAGCTGCATCTTTAGCTAACTTAGATATGGCTAATTTAAGTAATAGACAACAAGCGGCTGTACAGAACGCCAAAAACTTTATGGACATGGACATGGCTAACTTAGATAGAGCGCAAGCAACTTCTATATTTAAATCCCAACAAAATATAAAAGCTATGTTTACAGATCAGGCTGCAAAAAACGCAGCTAAACAATTTAACGCCACAAGCGAAAATCAAACTAATCAGTTTTTTGCAAATTTAAAAAGTGTGACTGAGCAGTTTAATGCTACTCAAAAAAATGCTACTGCCGAATTTAACGCAGGGGAAGAAGGTACTGCTCTTAGATTTAACGCAGATTTAAAGAATCAAAGAGAGCAGTTTAACGCTAGCAATCGTATGGTAATAGATCAAAATAATGCTACGTGGAGAAGAACTGTCGCTACAGCAGATACAGTGGCAATAAATAGAGCAAATGAACTTAATGCAAATTCATTACTAGATATATCTAATACTGCATATAAAGATTTGTGGCAATACTATTCAGATAGTATGGAATATGCGTGGACTGCAGCAGACAACACGCAAGCAAGATTGACAGATCTAGCAATAGCAGAGTTAGATTCAGAAACCGCATTACTTTTGGCAGGAAACGAAAGTACTACTGCTATGGGAACGGCAATAGGAAGTTTACTTGGAACTCTAGGTAGTGCTTGGATTAGCACTTTTGCGTAATACTAATGGTATATTTGGATGATTAGGAGAATAAAAAATGTTTGGAAATAATAATAGTTTAACTACGTATAAAAAATTTGAAATGATGAGTAAAGAAGAATCTGGTAAAGCAGAGAAGAAAACACAAAATTTAACTAACTCGTTATTCTCTAAACAAACAAAGAAACCAACGGAAGAAAAAGAAGAGTTATCTCCTACAGATATTGCTTTTAAATTTTTCAGTATAATTAATAAGGAAAGATTAAATGGAAGAACAGAGTAAAAATATAGGTGCTCCAATTCCCGGAATGTCACTTACTTCAGAATTAGGCTCACGACCTTGGCAGCAACCTCCTACATACAGTAAGGTAGATGACGCTATTGAATATTACATAGATAGGTTATCTTCTGATGAAGCTTCCGCACAAATAGTTGAAGTACTTGAAACAGGAGTTCCTGTAACTAAACTAGCTAATATTATACAATTAAGTAGCGTTATGGAAGGTTTACACACGATAGATGTGGGAATGCTTGTTAGCCCTGCAATAATAGAATTTATACGCCTTATAGGGGACAGCAATAACGTAGATTATAGATCTGGTTTAGATGATGTAGATGAGGTAACTAAAAAACGTTTAACTGCAAAAGCCATTAAAGAATTTAAAAACGAATTAAAAGAAAAAGATAACATGTCAGAACAAGATATAGTAGAGCCTATGATGGAAGAAATTTCTCAAGAACCTATGCCTGAAACATCTGATAATGAACCATCAGGATTAATGGCGAGGAGAACAGCATGAGCTTTTTAGAAGGTTTAATAACTGGGGGAGCTAACAGTCTTAATACTGGTATCAGAAGGGATATGGATAGAAGAGAAAAGAAAATTGATGAGATTGCAAAGCTACGTGCGTCTTCTATTATAGAAGAAAGTGGAAAACATGCAACACAGTTTAAAGATACAAAAAGTGCCATAAGAAAGTACGCAGGACTTGTAGATAACGATATGGAGTTAGTTCAATACGCTGTTGAAAAATATGGACTGGAAGAAGCAGGTTCTTTTTTAGAGAAACTAAATACCGCCTCTCAAAATAGTGGAGGAACACTTTCAGTTTCTGACATGGTAAACATAGATAGAGATCCTAAAGCAGACATTTCTGCAAACCAAATAACTAAACTAGTAGTTGGAAAAACGCCTACTATAAAAGCATTAACGCCTAGCGAACAAACTAAATCTGTAGGTTTCATGGGTTTTTTTGATGATGATTATTCTGACAATATAAATAAGTATTCAAATGAGTTAGTAGCTGCAACCAATTTAGATACAAATTTTGTAAATACAGATAACATAAGCAGTCTAAGTCCAATATCTTCTACTGGAGAAAAAACGTGGTTAATAAATGCTCCTGTTGACCCTGCAAAAAGACTAGATTACTTTGAACGTGTTACAACAGCTTTTTTAAAAAAGTATAGTTCCTTTACCGATAAGTCATCACCAGAAGCAGTAAAAGCTTTAGAGTTAGCAAGGGAAGTTAGAAATTCTTGGGACGTTGAAAGTAATTTACAATCCGTAGATTCTCAACCTGCTAGTATGACTAACCCACAAGTGTTAACCTTGGAAAGAAAATTAGTTGGGGATATTGGTGTAAGTTTATACGCGGAAGGTGAGTCATCCTATGATCCGTCGGGAAGACCAGTGGTTAAAATAACTGATTCAGGCCAAGCCAACGTAGTAAATCAATTATCCCGACATATTAGTAGCGAGTTATACAGAGCATCAAATACTAAAAATGATCAAGGTGCAACCGTAAGCACTTCGCTTTCTGAAATAAGAAATGTAATTATGGAAAATTTAGAAAATGGAATGGTGACAACACTGGAAATAGACTCTGGTGATTTTAATAGGCCTCCTATGATTACAGGATTTATTACTAAGCCATTAGTAGAAGTGTACCCTGCTGCTAAAGAAATTTTTACAGTTTTTTATGAAAAGTTATCGCCCAAACTAAAGGAAAAAATAGTTCCTCCTCCAGAAAATATAGTTCCTCCTCCAGAAAATATAGTTAAAGATGACCTTTCTGCAGATTCCTTAACATTTTTTGACTTTAATACACAAGCAAACAAACTTGCAGGTAATAGGGTTGAAAAACAAAAGTATGTGCAAAAAATTATAGACGAAATGAAAATGGGTAAAACTATGACGATGAATGGTGAGACTGTGACAATAGATCAAATTATTCGTATGTTTGATAAGAGTATGACTTTAAACAAGTAGGAATTTTATAATGGTAGCTATGTATCATATGTATGATCCAAGTAATATTAACAGGGAAACGCTCGTCCAAGATCAAGATTTTTTGAATGATGCAAGAACATTTTTAAAAAATCGTGAAAACTATTCCGATGAATCTTTAAGTGATCCTCAAGATTTATTTGATGCTTATATGGAACACTTTCGCATTCAAAATGTAAATGAAGTAACAGCAATTAAAGATCTAGGGCATGCTAACAGACTATCAAAAAGCGGAAACACAGAAGAATTAAGTGCTTTTGGCAGACTAATGGATACATACGACAGTGTTGATAGCGAATGGGATCTAAAAGCTGTAGGAGATTACGTAGGTGGTATATTTACTTCGCCAACTACCTATGGGGGTATGGCTACTTTTGGAGCAGCTAAAATAGGAGGCATAGCTGCAAAAAAAGGTGTACAATACACGTTAAGAAAAGTTTTAAAGGATCAACTTGCTCGTAACGCAATGAAAAAAAGTTTTATAGCATCTTCTGCGGTAGAAGGAGTAGGTGCATTTAGTACAGTTGCCGCGCAGGAACAAGCAAGAGTACTTTCTACTGATCAAGAAGAAATTAATTGGAAAAATGTAAGCGTAGCTACTGGTATAAGTAGTCTTGCAGGTGGTGCTTTATCTCAACTTACAACTGCACAAAAACTAATCAGTAGTAATAAAGCAGGATTTATACACATAAAAAATAAAAAAGTATTAGAAGAAACAGTAGCTAAGGTTCATAGTAAATATACTGTTCCAGTATTTAATGGGACTACTAAATCAGCTAACGCTGAACGCACAGCTAAACATGCAAAAAAGATTAGACAGAAATTACTTCTTCCATTTTCAGAAACTATACCTGAGATTTTAGCTGAAGGTAAAATACTACAAAAGGTACCTTCTAAACTACAAAAAATAGATGAGTTTAAAGACGGTAGACCTTATTCAATAGCTGTACAAGAATTAGATAATCTTTCTGCTGCAGGTGCTAAAATAGTAGATTTAATTGACGAAAAACTAATGGCTGTTGGTAGTAAAGATTTAGGAGAAGGCGTTGAAAGATTTGGCTCTAAGCTAAGTCAGGCTATAGGCATGGGTTTAGTAGATGGTAGAACTATTAATCCTATATTAAAACGGCATAATGTTCAGCTACATCAACTTGGGCCTTTAGTTGCAGAAGAATTATCTCATGCAGGTACTTTGCTGGGAGTTGTGGGTAATGCAACTAAAAAACAAACTAATATGTATAAAAGAAATTTTGTGGCATTAAATCATTTAGACGATTTATTGTTGGGGCAAGGATTTTCTAGTATAACCAAAAAAGCCAGAGAAGAATTAATGGATGTGGCTCCTCCATTATCTAGAATGATTTGGAATGGTACTAAAGTGTTAAGTAGAACTTCCGTGGGTATGATGACTATACAAATAGCTACTACTGTTAGAAATACTACTAATGGTTTTATGCGTAATACTACTTACGCATTAGATAATTTGTATACAGGAAAGCTAAATGAGCTACAGGGTAAAACAGGAAAGCCTTGGAACTACGAAAAGTTATTAAAAGAAGGTATGACGGAAAAAGAGGCTGCTGAAATAGCAAAAAAATTGGTACTTCAAGGACAAGCACAAGTAGCAAAAGGAGCTTCCGCTGCAACTTTTAAAGATTTGTTATTTGGAATTACCAGCCCAGAAAGTCAGGCTTTATTTAAGATACTGCAAGATCCTGCTTTTGGGCAAAAGGATGAAGTGTTAAGACTTATACGAGGTTTAGGAGATCTTGCGGATGTTACAGGTACGGAAAAGGGTCTTTTAGGTGCTACGAGATGGGCTAACGGTTTAAACACCCTGTCTGATAATGCCTTTAAAAAAGCAATATATCATAGGGAGTTAAACGAACTTGTTAGAATTAATCCTATAAAAATAAAAAATGATGTTGTAACTACGCTAGATGATGTTGGATATAGAGTTGACAACCCTACTACTAAAGGGGTAAATCCTACTTACATAGCGCAAAAAAGAATACGCGTAGAAGAAGAAGCCCTAAACACGGACGCTCCAGCAGTTAAAAAATTCTTTAATGGCCCTACTACTGCTTACATGGGTACAGACAACACAAAACCTTTATTTTTAAAAACAGACTTTGTTGCTAAACTAAAGGGTGCAAATGATGAAATACCTATCTCTGGAGGCAGTAAATACGATGAGCTATTAGCTAGGGTTAAAAAAACAGGTTGGGACGCCAATCAAGATGGAAATAAAATAATGATAGGCGTAAATCATAAAGGCGAGGCGTATATATTAGAAGGAAACAATAGAGCTGCAATTGCCAAAAAAATGAATGTACCTTCTGTAAAAGTAGAGGTTAAGTATTTTAATGGTGCGGAAGATGTAAAGGGTATATACTCACCTGCTAATATGCTAAAAAATACAGGCGAAAAATTTACTGAACTAAATAGTATAGATAAAGTTATGAGAGAAGGTCAGTTCAGTCAAGTTCCAAGTGAATACATTGCAAAAGCTATGGAAGAAGCATTTGAATTTACCTATCAGTTTTCTAGGTTTGGAGAGATGGAAGGCGGTGCTAACAAATTTGCAAATTTAATATTAAAAGTAGGGGCTAATCCTTTTGGTGCATTATTTACGCCATTCCCAAGATACCTAATAAATCAATTTAGATTTTGGTACTCGCATGCTCCTCTACTGGGATCAATGAACATAGGAGGAATACTAAATAAACCTAAAACAAAAGGGGGTCTTACAGGTACAAAATCTAAGATTGCTATTGATGGAGAAACTATAGGAAAGCAATTAGCTGGACTAACCACCCTTGGTGCTTTTCTTGGCATTAGAGCTAACTTTGGAGATGAAACAACTGGGGCATTTACTTTTATAAATCCTATTTCTGGAGAACGTGTAGATGCAAGAGCTTTATTAGGGCCATACTCTATGTTTGCTTTTGCGGTTGACGTAATTTACAGATCAAACCTGTACGGAATAGCGACAGGAAGAGAAGAAAAAGATTGGAATCCGTATAATAACATTGTAAGATCTTTAGCAGATAGTCCTTTTGAAACTAAAGAACTGATAGAAGCTGCTATAGGTCAATTAGGAAGAGGTGGTACAGGGATATGGATGATTGATGAAATCGTAAAGGCTGCCCAAGGATCAAGTGATAACCCTGAAAATTTAGCAAGAAATCTAGCTAAAATATTAGGAAGTATTCCTAACAGGGTGATTGTAGGAGCAGGAATGCTTAAAGATTTAGCAGCATCAATAAATACCCCAGTTACCAGCACAGAAGATTATACTACTTTACCAGATAACTCAGACGTAGATGCGATGAAAGTATTTTTCCTTAGTGCGACTAGATCTTTACCAACTAGATTTGACATAGGAGGAGAAAAGTATGATTTAGGGGATTGGATACGGGGTAAAGACCATCCATTGAGAGAAGATTTAAATGATCCTATAAACCCCAGAAAAGTGTATAGAATAAATCCAATAATGAAACAGTTTACAGGTCTTACAGACCAGCCTAAACAACCTGAAGTAAATAGAGAGTTTAGTCGTTTAAAGATAAAATGGAGAGATTACGCACCTAGAAAGCTTAAAGGTGGTGACTACTTAAACAATATTTCTAAAAAAATAATGGCTAATCAAATAGATATATCGTTAAAAAAGGAAATTAACGACGAAATGTATTTAAATTTAGCTACAAATGAAATGAAAGAAAAGTATTTAAAAACACGTTTAGGAACACTTAAAGGTATTGTACGAAAACTAGTACTAGGATTTACCCAAATGGACGCTCCAACAGAACAATCGAGTGACGATTACGTCAAAGATTATATGGAATACTTAAATACTACTAATGCTACTATTTTTGAAAATCTTTCCAATGCTAAAAAACGAGAGATAAATCAACGCTGGAATATAAAAATGGGAGAGGAATTAAAAGAGTATTACAAATCTCCTTTCTTTAAAGATATACCTAAGCCTTATAGTGCTGGTATATTAGGTGGAACTCCAGAAGAGGAAGGTTATACAAGAATATCATTAGAAGCTATGCTGTGGTTAAAAGAACACTACCCTAAAGTATTTAAGATTGACAAGATAGTCACAAAAAATAGATAAACAAAAGGGGGCGTAAGCCCCCTAAATGTTTCTACCTATTGTCTCCACTACCATTTATCTTTCCTCTGTCCATCCTATCATGTAACTTCTTTTCATTAAGACTTGCTATCATACCTAGTTGCATATTAAGATCTGTAGCTAGTGCTGCACAGTACCACAACACATCTCCTATCTCACTGGCTATCTGTTCCTTCCAATTATCTGGTTGGTTCTCCACGCCATCACGCATAACCTTCTTAACTTTATTAGCTACCTCACCTGCTTCTCCTGCTAGTCCTAGTGCAGGGTAAAGTATTTTATGTTCAGGTGGATACACAGCAGTTTTAGTTGCTGATCTTTGATATGAATTAAAGTCAGACATGCTGTACTTCTCCTTGAGCCATTGTGCTACTTCTTTTTTTAGTTTGTTCATAGTTAGTTACTCGCTTTAGATTCTCAAACCATGCTTTACTGAACCCTCTAAACCATTCCCTATACTGCATGGTGTCTCTATGAAATGGACTGCTTACACGACCACGTTTAAAGTCTTCATAGCCTCGCTGAAATTGAACCTTCAGTGGGGCATCATACTTTCCAAGGCCACGATCTTCTCTGGTTAAATTCTTTTTCATGTCATGTCTCCTTATTTTTTAGGTTTAGTTTCTTTGACTTTTTCTTCTTTAGGTAACGCATCACGTAATTCTTTTAACTTACCTGAGTGTATTGCCTGTACACACTGCTGTATATGTTGTAACAAAGGCAGTGCATTTTCTCCTGTTCTTACAACTCCAAGAATGCCCATAAGTTCAGCGTTCTTTTCGTCTGTCTCATCAATATCATAATCTTTACCATCTACATTAATATTCATACTGTCTCTCCTTTAAGCACTGATGTCTACCATTTCACAAACTTCGCCAGTGCATGCGAATGTCTGTGATGACTTGGTTGTGTCTTCGTATTCAAAGTCTGACAACTTAGACCAGTCAATTTTCTTAGGCATAATACTCTTTAATATCTTATAATCATTCTTATTGCAATCCTGATAGGGTGCTTGTTGATATATATGATCAGAGTGTGGTAAAAATGACACACCACTCATCTCATCAAAGTTTCTGTACACAAATGCACCTACCTCCATCCACTCATTATCCTTGACGGTTATTGTAACAGAAGGTTTGTGTTCTGTCCAGTGCCTTTGATAGATTAACCACATCTCTAACTGCTGTATGGCTGTCATCTCATCTCTAGTTACTGACTTAGGTGGTGCAGCAATAGGAAAGCTGAACACTGTAGTTGTGTCAGGTTTCATTACACATGCTTCGGATGGTACACCCTGACTCTTCATAAACTGTGTCAAAGGATCTTTGTTGTCACCTCGTACAGTACGTATGTAGTAGGGTGAATGTCTTGCGTGTATACCTGACGCACTGTCTACTAACTGTGAGACAGTTCCACTAGGCTTACAGCATGTGACTGCAGTACTCTGTTCTATGCCTAACCTCTTAGCCCATACAGAGTTTACGTATACTGCATGTTGTCTCAGGCTTTCCAAGTCTCTGGCTAGGTTCTTATTGAAGGATGTCGTAATAGGATTGTCCATTACTCCTGTTAAACTTACACCCAGTAGTCTTTCTTCTTCAGTATTACGTTGCCATATCTTACGTAGATAGGGAAACTTAGTATACTTAGACTGTATTGTGCCTAGTATGGTAGCTGTCTCTACCTTGTCCTTGATGTCCTTCAGTGTGTCAGTCGCACGTACCACTACCTCTGTCAGATTACAGAACTGGTATGGTCGCAGGCTTATCTCTGAGCAGGGGTTCGTGCCAAACTCGTGGTTTGGATCACGTCTATCGTTACGTATAGCTAACGCCTTACATGCCTGTCTATTAAAGACACCACGCTCACCTGATTTACTTTCAACTAATGACAACCACTCACGAATGAATGTCTCTGAGTCTGGTTTCTCTGTATAACAGACAGAGTTATTAGCCAGTGCTCTATGTCCTGCTGTCTCCCACCAATTGCCTGACTTAGCGTGTCGCATTCTACCATCTGATAGATTGGACAGTGAGATCATGGCTGACCTACGCACACCACCTACAACAACAATCTGACCTATGTAACACATCAAGTCATGGCATTCCAGTGAGGATAGTCTTCTACCTGCGGCAGTCTTAAATGTATTTACAGCAAAGTTAAACAGATCTATCAGTGGTGCAGGGCCAGATGCTCTACCACCAAATGTTTTTAACCTAGCTCCTGATGGTCTGATCTGACTGACATCCCACTTAGGTATCTCTCCTGCCCACAATAAAGCAAGCACCTGTCTCAATCCTTTTGCCCAACCTTCCTTACTATCCTTAACTACTATGGTAGTATCACTGTCTGATAGCTCTGGTACTTCAGGTAAGTCTTGTATGTACTGACGCTCAACACTGAAGCCTACACCCGTGCCACATAACAGTATATACATAGCCTCATCAAATGCTTTAGGATCATCTACTGGTAAGTAACTACAGTTGTATCCTGCTGTGTTGTCACGATCTAATGCTGGGCCAGCAGTCATCATAGCTCTCATACTTGGCATAACACTTAGATTAAGTATCATATCTTCTATCTTTTTAAACTCAGATTTCATTATCACAATAGGCTTTACAACGTTATCCATGTATCTACATACAGTTTCAGGCCATGTCTCTCTTCTGTTTTCTTTCTCAAGCCAACGAGCATACCTTGAGGTATGAATAAATGCTTGGTAGTCTGTTGGTAAATAGTTGTTGCTCATTTAATTACTCCGATACTAATCTGATTGTTTTAATTTCCATTCCATCAATGTCATATATAAACTCATGTATGGCTTCATTTATTTCCGTTTCTATGTTGCCGTCTGCTGGCATTCTATACTCATCTTCATCTATGTCAAGGGTTAATAATACTTTAATCACCATCTGTTATCTCTGCCTCTATTAATCTATCAAGATACCACGATGCTTTTTTTAAATCTTCTACACCATTCTTGTACTTGTGTCTCCATATGTATTTTAATATGTTACCCTGTAGGTATTCCTTGAACCCTGAACCTAAAGCAGCACGTATAGCATCAATACATTCTATGTCGTGGTCTTGGTTGTAGTGTTCTGGTTTATCTACTACGTCATACTTTGGTTTATTGCTCATGTGGCTCTCCTAATCTAAAATTTTACTTTAATTACATTACCTGTGGTGTTAGCAACAGATTCTTTTATTTGTTTTTCTTTATACTTTTGTTCATCTTCTTTTAACATACTTTCTGCATAATCGCAAAGGGTATTTCTAAATTCTTCATCTATTTCCATTACAGGTAGAGCAGAACATATCAGAGAAGCTACTTGCATAAGTTGTATAAAGTCAGACGGTTCCGTAGTTTTTTTATTGTCTGTAATTATATCCATGTCTATGAACCCATTCCATCTACCCTCGTCTGTAAAGTTAGGCTTCATTCGTATTATAATATCGTTAACATCAAAGTCTTCTACTTCTATTGTCATGGGTTAACTCCTTATTATTTTTTTATAGGGTAAGTGTATTAACTCTTTATGTTTGTTCTTTCCCTTTTCTTCTAGCCAGTCAAGGGGCACTATACGGTCATAGTATTTAAATTTATACTTGTCACACCAATTTTGGTATGTGCTCTTAGCACCCTTGTTTAATTTATTTTTACTATTATAAAATACAAATCTTATATCCAGCTTGGGGTGTTGCTTTTTTATCGCAATATGTTTTCTTCTGTCCGCTGCAACAAATCTTCCCTTGCTTTCTATTATAATACCATTAGGAAGTATAAAATCAGGAGTATACGTGCGATACATAAGGTCTTCCCACTCAATCTTAACAGCCTCATATACCACAGGCACACCCTGTTCTTTTAAATAGTCAGAGATCTTCATCTCTAGACCACTCCTATATCCATGTTTTATGGCAGACTGAAAACGTTTGCCGTTCACCCTACTGCTTCCTCAATGTAAGACACAGTAGGTGGTGTCTTTTTTCCTTGGTAAACTCTGGACGGTCTATCTTTAAGTTCCCAACATGAGTACCTGAAGTCACAGAATTTACAACCCTCTGGTAGTATCTTATTGCCTGACAGATTACCTCTGTAGGATTCACGTACAGGCTCAAAGCAACGTTTAAACACATTGGCCTCAACTGTCTTGGCAGTCTCGTTTAACTTAGCCACCTCTACATCTACATCTAGTCCTGTGGCAGGCACGTACTTGATGTGTCCATTGGCTTTGTTTACTACCCACCAGCCACCAACCTTTTTACCTGATGCCTTGATGTATCCTGCAAGTTGACCTACATAGCCAAAGGAGTCTCCCTTAGCCAGTGTGTCATAGGATTCAAACTTGTTAGTGTATGACCAATGGGATGCAGACTTTACGTCATCCAATGCACCATCAACAACAAGATCATAGCTTCCCTTTACTGTAGTGTTATCAAGATCCAAAGATACGGTGTTGTTTTTATCTTCGTATTTAACCCCTGCTTCTTTAAGTATTCCTTTAAACGCAGCTTCAACTATATCTCCTAGTAGCATGTTCATTATGAAGGTGGTAGGCTTAGGGAGTGCCTTCTCTGGATGGTTCTTCTGCCACCAGAGTTGGCAAGTAGGTCTACCTATATTGGACATACGTAGACGAAACTCATCTCTCTTGTTGCCCCCACCGAACTGTCTCTTCATAGCATCCTTGATGTCTTTTGCTACTTGCTCAATGGTTTCGTCAGACATAACCGACGTACCCTTGGTAGCGTTCTCAAGGTACTGATGAATAGGCAGTTCAGCAGGATGGTTCATTATACGAACTCTTCAGCGTTGATGTCAATAAAGTCTTCAACAGTTTCCACGTCTACTGACTGATGCTTTTGCACATTCTCATTCCAAGCACCCATAATATACTCATTATAGTTGGCTACCCAAGCTAAGAAATTAGCTAAGTTTTCCTGAGTATCATTGTCCATGTCTAACGTTTCCGAAAGATTTAACTCAGCATTAGGAAGATAGAACGCACTGCCGTTGGGTAACTCTCTTCTTTCTGTAGTTGCCGTAACGTAATGCTGTACAGGCAGACGTTGCATCTTGTTTAACTTATTGAACACATCACCCATAGTCTTGAAGGCATCACGGTTCTCTACTTCCCATATGAATGGTGTAGATTCTACGTCTACTGAGTTACCGTTAGCATCCACGGGATTGACCATGTGAACTGTACCAAATATTACTCGTGTACGTTTGATCTGTCTGATTAAATCCTGCATCTTTTCAGGTAGAGCCTTGAAGTCTGCAATATAACCAGCAGGTTTACCACAGTTAAACTGACCATCGTTGTCCTTCAGATCCATGTTAAGATTGTCAGACATTACAGTTTTTACAAACCTGTTAGGTGTACTGTCAGTACCTTTAATGAAACGCTTGTACATAAATCTCTGTAAGAAAGGTCGCATTGCTACGCTCTCTGCGTAGTATGTCTCACCGTCTGGTATCTCCAGTTTATATACACCGCCACTGACAACCTCAATGTTGGTCATCTTTCCTTTAACTTCAGTCTGACCCATTAATGGTGTGTGATGGATGCGTAGTCTTGCAAGAGAATTAGTCTTCTCTTTAGTTGGTAGAGCCATTGAACTCATGCCCATTGCTTTAGCCATAGCTTCATAGTTTGATGTATCTAAATTTGTTATCTGATTCATTTATATATTCTCCTTTGTTAGAACTGTAGGTATATCATGCCACGTCTATTGTGTCAAGCCAATTGTTACCTATTTTTGCTTCTAATAATAGTGGTACATTAAAGTCTATATTCCACTTCTTATTGATTATATCAACCAGTACTTCGTTACT